TTGATCTCTGGTGGCACAAACAGCAACCGCCCAACTGCCGGCGCTGACTTGAATGAAACTTCATTGGAAAATGCAGTTATTCAAATCGCCGCTTGGACAGATGAGCGCGGTTTGTTGATCGCTGCCAAGCCTAAGAAGCTGGTCGTTCCTCCTTCTTTGATGTTCGTTGCTACTCGTTTGTTGGAAACCGAACTCCGTGTCGGTACAGCTGACAATGACATCAACGCATTGAAGAACAACGGCTCCATCCCTGAAGGCTATACAGTCAATCACTATTTGACTGATACCAACGCATGGTTCCTGATGACTGACGTTCCTAACGGTCTGAAGCACTTCATCCGTACTCCGCTGTCTAACAGCATGGACGGTGACTTCGACACTGGTAACGTTCGTTACAAGGCTCGTGAGCGTTATAGCTTCGGCGTATCAGATCCTCTGGGTATCTTCGGATCGCCCGGTTCGTCTTGATAAAAAAATAGAGAAGGGGGTCAAAAGCCCCCTTTTCTTTTTTTAAATTTCGTGTATATTTAAAGCATTCCGGGAATCTCCGGCGTATCTGACAGTCCCGGCTGACGACATGCAGATTGATACGCTTAACTTGCTTGTAAGGAAAACATCATGGCAAATACCACATTCAACGGCCCAGTTCGGTCTGAAAACGGCTTCCAAACCATTTCTACAAACGCCACAACTGGCGCAGTTACAGTCACCAGTTCTTTTGGCCCGACACTGGTTTATACCGATCAAGATCACCCCACAACAGTCGCAATCAATGCTACCGCCACAGCCACCGCAGCAGAAGTTGCAACCGGCTACATCACAGTAACTTCAGCTACTGCTGTAGTTATTACCTTGCCCACCGGCACTTTGCTTGGCGCTGCTCTTGGGGCAACCAAAGGCACTGTGTTGGACTTGTACATTGACAACACCGCAAGCACAAGCTCAGGCGCTGTGACTGTTGCTGTAGCTACAAACGGTATTTTGTCAAGCGCTGCCGCTGACACCCCCGGCAGCTTCGGTGATTTGACAATTCCTGTTGGCGCTACTGGCCTTGCTCGTTTCACCATCATGTTCTCTAGCGCAACAGCTTACGTTTTCACCCGTACTGCTTAATTAATCACGGGGGCTTAGGCCCCTTCATAACAGGAGATTAATTATGGCAATGCAAACAGACGTAAAAAGCGGCGCAGCAGCAGCCAATGCAACTACCACTATTTTTGCTGGCCCAGCTCGTATCAAAGGTATATCCATCAGCTATTCAACGGGCGCAACGGTTGTATTAAATGACGGAACAGGCGGAACAGCCATGTTTTCATTTACTGCGCCAGCGGCTGCGGGTTCTATTTATATTTTGTTCCCCGGAGAAGGTATTAAATGCAGTACCAACATTTCTGCTGTAGTTTCGGCAACTACAACCGCAGTGGTGTTTTATGGCTGATAAAAGCTTTAACTTGATTGGTCGCAAACTTATGATTGCGATCCCTTGTTACGATGGCAAAGTAAATATAAAAACTGCTTTTGCCATTGCTGAACTCGTGCCTAAGTTAGACAAGATGGGTGTACGACTAAGCCTCGTACACATATCTGGCTGTTCAATCATCACTAAAGCACGGAACAAGCTAGTCCGTTACTTTATGGAATCAGATTGCACAGATTTCTTATTTGTAGATGCTGACGTAGTGATCAACACAGACGCTGTTACTCGTTTGCTTGCGCTGTCATCAGACAAGGACATTGTGGCTGGATCATATCCACGCAGAGCAAAAGATACCAAATTCTTCCTTGACTTCCATCTAGATGAAGATGGTCAGTTGGAGTTTGATGAGAATGGATTGATGAGAGTGGAAAGTGTTTCCACAGGATTCATGCTTATCCGCCGTCATGTAATAGAACACATGATTGAGAAGCACCCAGAATGGAAATATCAAGGCGATGGTGACGGTGAGACAGAACACGCACTATTTGACTTTATGATTCTTAACGGCCAGTACATTGGCGAAGACTACGCTTTCTGCCTGAGAGCAAGAGCGGATGGATTTAAGATTTACTTAGACCCAATGATCAGTCTGCCGCACATTGGCACAGAAGAATTTACTAGAGACTTTGAGAAAGATGTTTTGCGTCCCTTGCTGAAGGAGCATGCAAAGCCTCACTTGAAAGTTGCAAATGGCTAGTCCCGCATGGCAGAGAGCAGAAGGCAAGAACCCCAAGGGCGGCTTAAACGCCAAGGGCCGAGCCTCTGCGAAGAAAGAAGGTCACAACTTGAAACCGCCTCAACCAGAAGGCGGATCAAGGCGCGACTCTTTCTGTGCAAGGATGAGTGGGATGAAAAAGAAACTGACATCCGCAAAAACAGCGAACGACCCGAACTCTAGGATCAACAAGAGTCTTAGAGCATGGAACTGCGCTGAAGGCGGGTATGTAAACTCGGCAGACGGAATTGCCCAACGTGGCAAGACCAAAGGAAGGATGTGCTGATATGGCTACAAAAGACGACATTGTTGATTTTGCAAACCGGGGCATCGACCAAATGTTTCCGGCCCGAAGAATTGCCCGTATGGCGGTTTTAACATCAGCCACCCAAGCCTTAAATAAAGCCAAACAAGGCGCAACAGAAAAAGAATTTAATGACGCTATGTCTGATGCAGAAAAAACTCGTGTATCAAATAGAAGCGCTTTTGATGAACATATAAAAAACTCAATTTTTAAAAAATCTACTCCAACACAAATGGATGAATTTACAAGTCGCCCAAAAAGTAGTGGGAGATTTGATCCAGAAGGCATGGATAAAGAGTATAAAAAAGGCGGTACAGTCTCAGCATCACGTCGTGCAGACGGTTGCTGCGTTAAGGGCAAAACCAAAGGAAGAATGATATGAACAACGACATAAAAACAATGACCGACGGTGCTGCCGTAGTTGTTGGGCTTAGTGGTTTTATGGGCTGGGTAACTCCGCTCGTAGGACTTATTGGTGGAATATTAACCATTGTGTGGATGACTATCCGCATTTGGGAAACCGAAACTATTAAAAACTTGGTGGCTAAGTATGCCAAGTTCAAGTAAGAAGCAACACAATTTCATGGCTGCGGTGGCTAACAACCCGTCGTTTGCTAAGAAAGCAGGAGTCCCACAATCCGTTGGGAAAGATTTTAGCAACGCCGATAAGGGCAAAACTTTTAAAGAAGGTGGAAGTATGGCAGGCAAAATGAACCCCGGATTTATGGCAATGATGGCTAAGAAAAAAGAATCTAAGCCTATGGGTAAACCAACAATGAAACCCGGCATGAGTACGGCCAAGGATGGCATGAAAAAGCCTATGGGCGACATGATGGGAATGAAAAAAGGCGGCATGCCTATGCTGATGAAAGATGGAAAAAAAGTTCCAGCTTTTGCTGCAAAGAAAATGATGGGCGGCGGAATGGCCTACTCTAAGGGCGGTTCAGCCTCTTCTCGCGCCGACGGTGTTGCTACTAAAGGCAAAACAAAAGGCAAGATGCTGGCTAAGGGCGGCGCAACTAAAAAATACTGTTAAGGAGTTACCATGAAAAAGATGAAACGTTATGAAAAAGGTGGCGTGACCGAAGGTCAAAACACAGATATTGACGACGAAACTCGCACACGTGCAATGAAGTCTGTGGAAGCCGGAATGATGGAGAAAGAGCCTGAAGAAAACTTCAAATCTACTCCAAGAGCTAAACCAGCAATGCCCGCGTTAAGTGCTGCTTCAAAGCCTAAATCAACCCAGTATGGAGCAAGTGTTCCAAATATTGGCGCTTCCGGCACTTTCGGTGGCGGTTTAGGCCGTAGATCTCATCCTGAGTATACAGAAGACGCTTCTAGGGCTAGGGCAGACATGAAGAAAACTTCTGCTCCTGATGTGACCAAGATGTCTGTATCAGAACGCATGAAGGAAAGCCGTGAAAAATCTAGATCAGGTAGCGGTAAAACTGATACCCGATCTGTAAATGAGCGTTTCCGTTCTGCCTTTGGTTTTGCTAAAGGCGGTTCTGTTTCTGCATCTAATCGTGCGGACGGCATAGCCCAGCGTGGTAAGACTCGCGGAAAGATGTGCTAATCATGGCAGCCGCAAAACCCGCAACTAGCGTAGTTAAGTCTTTAAAAAAGGCTGGGTTTTACGGTGCAAGTGAACCCAAACGGCTGGCTATTATTAACAAAGTTACAACCAAACCCCAGCGGATAAAAATGGTTGATAAATTGTTTTTAGCCAAGAAAGTTAAAGGCGGTGTCAAATGAGAGCAAGTCGTGGTATGGGAGATATAAACCCTTCAAAGATGCCTACCGGAAAGCGTAAAGCTAGACGGGATGACACTGACTTTACGCAGTACGCTGAAGGCGGAAAAGTTAACGCTGCCGGAAATTACACTAAGCCAAGTCTTCGAAAGAAGATTGGGTCTAAGGTAAA